AAAGCGACGCTTCCATCTATGTTTTCCACGCAGACACCCATGGGTTTAACTTCCGCAAAGCCTTTGCCGATGCCGGGTTTTATCTTTCCGGGTGCTGCATCTGGAAGAAAAACGCGCTGGTTCTTGGTCGCTCTCCGTACCAGTGGCAGCATGAGCCATGTCTGTTCGGCTGGAAGAAGGGCGGCAGGCACCAGTGGTATTCCGATCGCAAGCAAACCACCGTCTGGGAATATGACCGCCCGAGATCTTCCAAGGAGCATCCGACAATGAAGCCGGTGGCTTTAATGGCGTACCCGGTTCAGAATTCCAGCATGAGCAATTGCATTGTGCTCGATCCTTTTCTGGGAAGCGGCTCCACGCTGATTGCTTGCGAGCAGACGGGACGGATTTGCTACGGAATTGAACTGGATGAGAAATTTGCGGATGTCATCGTGAACCGCTTTGTTGAAGCCGTCGGTGATTCATCCAGCACCTTTTTGTTGCGTGACGGGATTCGAATTCCTTATGGTGAAGTCCGGAAAGTAAACGAAAATACTGAAGTGTTGGAGGTGTAATCCTTGGAACTAACACGAAAAATGGATTTTCTCTTATTTATTCAAGACAAGTTCGAAGAGATTCAAAAGCTGTTTGCCAGAAAAAATGAAGGGTACGGCGCGAGCGGCGATCTCTTCTGGAATTTCCGCCAGACTGCCGAGCGGCTATACCCGTCCATGTATGCTCAGGACCCTTACGCCGCCATGTTTCTGGTAGCTGAAACGCTGGTGGACAAGCACAATGTGGCATTGGCCAAAGGCATTACGGTCAGCGAATGCGACGAACGTCTGCTGGATCGAATTGTATATTCCCTGCTGCAGCTGAAAATGGTGTATGACCGATCCGAGAGCCAGGAATCGTAAAGATATGCGGGTATATTTGCCAAAAAGCTTGCTATTATCTGTGTTTAGAGTGATATATGGTGTAACGAAAAACACAGGAGGTGCTTAGCATGAAAGCGCATTTTGGCAGGAAACTACCCAACCTTGAAGCCCTAAAAGCCGCCACCCGGCGGGCCAAACAAGAAAAACATTCCGGATCGGCCTACACGGTGATCAGAGAGATTGAAATCAGTGACGAGGAATTCAAGAATTTTGCCGAGGACTTGCTGGAGGATCAGCCTTGGATTGGCGGAAAAGACGGCGGGATGAACCAAGCCGGGGAAATCCGGTGCATTCGGGTTAGAAACGCCCAGACGGGCGAGCGAATTTTGGTGAACACCGAAGGCTATGATTACCCAAGGTACACAGCCATCGAGGAATAAAAAAACAGAACAATTAGGAGCGGGCGGAAAGGCCCGTTTCTTTGTTGTCCTGATTTAAAAAGCTGATTTTATTTGCGCATTTTGCTTGCTAATTCCTGTGTTTAGAGTGATATATAGACTACCAAAACACAGGGAGGGAAAAACCATGAGAATTCAAAAAGGCGACCGATTTAAAGCCACCTACTCAAAGCAAAGTTATGTAATCGTTGGAAAATGGGGCGGCAACTTGGTGCTTGCTCCGACGGCGAAGGACAATGACGAATGCCTGATCTACTCGGCCGGCGAAATTGAAGAATTGGTGAACACGTTGAAGTGGCTTCGGGAAGCGGGGTGTGAACAATGACAAGAAAAGAACTGGTCCAGGCGCTAGAAGAAAAATGGGGAGTCAAAGCCAAATACCTTGGCGTGCCAAGTTGCGCCTTTGAAATCCAGTGCGATGCGGGAAACTTCCTAATCGATCGCAACGGCTTGATCAAAGATGTGGAGGGGCGCGAGTTTTCCGCCGAGGAACTATTGAGCCAGCCAAAAGCAGAGTCAAATTCAATCGAACCGAGTGAACTGCAGATTGGGGAATATGCGGTTGAATTGCCGCTGGAAGGCCATACGGCGGCGAGCCTGCGGAACTTGGTCAACATGCTCGTAAGCAAGCAGCACTTGCTTGTCAGCGCCTTTGGCCTGACGGAGCCACTGATTGACACAAATTTGGCCGAGGACTTGCATCAAAGGCCGATGGAAGACATGGATTCCTTTAAAACAGCTTGGACTGATGTAGGGGCACAGCGTTCCCTTGGCCTGGAAATGAATTTTGAAAAGCATACTCTGGCCATCAAGCTGTTAAAAGATAATCCGACACCGGACGAAATGGCGGCTTTTCTTGACCTGGCGGCTTGCGTGAATGAGAATGCTAAAAAACTTAAGTATTCTTCCTTCAAACCCGCCCAAGAGGACAATCCCAAATACGCCATGCGAACCTGGCTGCTTCGGTTGGGCATGAGCGGCGACGCTTTCAAAAAGACCCGAAAAGTCTTGCTATCCCGCCTTTCCGGCAGCGCCGCCTTCCGCACTCCGGCAGAGGAGGAAAAGCATAAGGCACGCTTGTTGGCCAGAAAACAAAAACCGTGTACGGAGGCTGGCGATGTTTGTTAAAAGAGAAATTGTCGAGCAGCTGCGCAAACAGTATCTCGTCGGCACAAGAGTTGAACTTGTGCGTATGAATGACGAGCAGGCACCGCCCATTGGCACTCGCGGGACGGTAACCGGCGTGGACGACCTTGGTAGCATTATGGTTTCCTGGGACAACGGCGGAAGTCTGAGCGTGGTCTACGGCGAGGATTTGTGCAAAAAGATAGACTGAAATAGCATATTGAGATGCGGCCCTTGCGGGGGCTGTTTCTCGTACAATCAGACACAAGGCTTCTTCGGAGGTCTTTTTTTCATGCCATGCAAGCTGATGAGAGGAGGTGAGGGGCTTATGGCGCAGAGAGGAAGAAAAGCAAAACCGACCGCTCTTAAGGAACTGGAAGGCAATCCGGGCAGACGGCCACTGAACAAAAATGAACCAAAGCCTAGTAAAAAAGCCCCGCGCTGTCCCTCGTGGCTGGAAGAGGAAGCAAAAAAAGAATGGAAACGCATGGGCAAGCTCTTAGAGCAGATGGGGCTGCTGACGGAAATGGATATGGTGGCCTTCGCGGGATATTGCCAGGCGTATGCCCGCTGGAAGGAAGCCGAAGAATTCATCACCCAACATGGTACGATGATCCGAACTCCCAACGGCTATCTGCAACAAGTGCCACAGGTGTCCATCGCCCAGACAAACCTAAAAATCATGCTGAAATTCTGCGAGCAGTTCGGCCTGACACCTTCGGCTCGGAGCAGAATTGCGGCAGGCGAAGGCTCTGTTGACCCTGCCGATGAAATGGAGCAGCTACTGGGAGGCGGTGAATGATGCCGTACCAATACACGCCTTCGCCCTTTATGCTTGCAACTTCCCGTTATGACAAGGCAAAGGCTGACAGGGCGGTCGCTTTCATAGAAAATCTCTGCCATACCAAGGGCAAGTGGGCGGGAAAAAAGTTTCTGCTATTGCCTTGGCAGGAGCAGATCGTCCGAGATCTTTTCGGCATTGTCGGCGAGAACGGCAAACGGCAGTTTCTTACCGCCTATATAGAAATACCGAAAAAACAGGGCAAGTCGGAACTCGCAGCCGCCATTGCCCTTTACCTTTTGTATGCCGACAATGAACCCAGCGCCGAAGTATACGGCGCAGCTTGCGACAGGTCGCAGGCTTCCATTGTGTTCGACGTGGCCAAGCAGATGGTCCAGATGTCGCCGGCTTTGTTAAAACGGTCGAAGATTACAGCCGCCACTAAGCGTATTGTGAACTACTCCAATGCCGGGTTTTACCAAGTGCTTTCGGCGGAAACCGGGACCAAGCATGGTCTGAACGTGTCCGGTCTTGTTTTTGACGAAATTCACGCTCAGCCGGATCGCAGGCTGTATGACGTTCTGACCAAAGGCTCCGGAGATGCCCGCGAGCAGCCGCTGTTCTTTATCATCACCACCGCAGGCAATGACAAGAACAGCATCTGCTATGAATTGCACGCCAAAGCGCTGGACATCAAGGCAGGTCGCAGAAAAGACAACACTTTTTACCCTGTTGTATATGGACTGACTGAGCAGGATGATTGGAATGATGAAGACAACTGGTACAAGGCAAATCCGTCTCTCGGCCACACCATCACTATAGAGCGTGTCCGCGAAGCCTATAAAAACGCGCTGGAAAACC